ATTGACTCGCTTGCCAGAACGCGACGAAATCAACCCAGAAATCAACGAAGCACTTGTCGTTGAATTCTACAACAAAATGTTGTAATATTTTATTAAATAAGATAGGCTGTAAAGCCTTGAAACTAAGCACTTTAGGCCTCTATCCTAGAGTGCTTTTTTTGATTTTACTACCCTTTTAGTTACCCATAACTAATTTTAGGTATAGTAATAGGGTAGCCCCAAAATGGGGCACCCTTTTTATTTATAAATTGCTGATAGCTGCCTCAAAGATTGAGACGGCTTTTTTTGCACCCTCTTTGGTAGCATGGACATAAGTATTTAAAGTCATTGAGATATTAGAGTGTCCTAGTCTATACTGTAAATCTTTCGCCTCTATGCCAGCATATAGCATGATTGTAGCGTGAGTATGTCTGAAACCATGGAAACTAATATCAGGAACGCCAGCAGCTTTAAAATGGCCTTGTAGTCTCTTTCTTAGCAAGCAAGCGTAGGCGTATTTTGTGGTAAAAGGAGTAAAGACAATACTCACAGACCGCCCTAGTTGCCATGCCTGGATTTGTTGACGCTTTTTATATTCCTTAAGTAGTGACACTGTAGCTGTATCTATGTCAACCTCTCTTAGACCTGCTTTAGATTTAGGCGTGTTTGTTTCCTGGTATCTATTCAAAGTCTTAGATATGCTGATAATGCCTTTTTTAAGGTCAATATCAGACCACTCAAGAGCCAAAGCCTCTCCTATACGGCAACCACTAGCCAGCAATGTTTTATAAAGGACGTAGTCAAAGAAATTTTCATAACTAGACTGATCCAAATCTTCCAGGTAGTCTAAAAACTGTTTTAGTTCCTGATTGCTGAAAAACTTTACCTTATGTTCCTTATTTTGTTGCTTACGTGGGATAATGACGTCACGCGCAGGGTTATGCTGGATCGCTTGCATAGTCACTCCATACTGGAGAATACGGCGGTTTATATTGTTTAGAAAGCTATAGTTTGCATATGCCCCTTTTTCGCCCTTATTGGCCTTGTCAGCCCACTTGTTGACTTGCTGCTGAATGATAGGAGTAGTGAGCTTTTCTAGCTTGTAATCGCCGAATACAGGCAAAATATGAAGCCTTACGATCCCCTCCATGGATTGCTGGGAGTTTGGCTTGATTGTATTCTTGTAACTCTCCCACCACAAAGCGACCAGCTCCCTATAGGTTGTGATGGTCGGTTTTTCCTTTACGCTATATCCATTAGCTGCAAAAGCATTGACTGCCTCCCTGGCTTTGATTTTAACGCCCTTTTTAGTGTTGGCCGTAACTGTTGTCCTAGCCTTTTTCCCTGTAAGCTTATCAACGCCTAAATAAACACTTGCGCGGTACACGGTAGCACCGTTTTTCTTTTTGTATTCTGTAATATTCATAGTCATACCTTTCTGACATCAGTAAGCAAGTATGGGATTTAGTTAAGTATTTATGAATATTGTTTTTATATAGCGCTGAGAGCTACGAGAATAGCCCTATTTTCGTTTGTTTTAGGTGTTGTTTGCCTTATTGAAATCCTCCAAGGCTTTTAGATCTTTAGCGTAAGTTAATAGTTTTTGTTTACTATCCTCAGAAAGCTCATTTATCACGTTTCTTAGCTCTGAGTGAGCAATGGAATATCCTATTATCTCTGGGGTAGAGACTTCGAAGTATTTTTCTAAGATTTCTAACTGTTCTGGTGTGTAGCTACCGTTATTATTCTCCCACTCTTTTATAAGTTCTAAAGGGATAGAAGTCTCTTTAGAGAGTGTTTCTTGAGTTATACCTTTTTCTTTTCTCAATTTTGGTATATTGCCCATCCAAGCAAGGTATTTAATAGGTTCTTGATATCCATAACCAAGTAGTACAGGAACAGTTACGCCTAACAATTTTGCTAACTCTTCTGCTTTATTAGGCTTAATATCTGTCTCTAAGTTTTCCCATCGTGAGACTGTTTTTACTGATATATTGAGTTCATTTGCTATATCCGATTGAGACAAGCCTGCTTTTTTTCTAAGCTCCTTAAGTTTATTTTTAGTCATTTTGTTGCTACCTTTCAAAAATGATTATAACATAAAAGGATAAAAAAGACAAAAAAGTCTGTTTTTTAAAATAAAATGCTTGACAAAGGACAAAAAAGTCTGTATTATAAACTTGAAAACAGACAAAAAAGTCTGTTTAGAAAGGAGGACGATATGTTTATTTCAATGGAATTAGCTGAAAAGGTACGTGTTAAACGTGCTAAAGCTCAGCAGACTAAAAAGGCTATAGCTGAGGAATTAGGTATTAAACCACAAACTTATACCAAAGTTGAAAATGGAGACTATGACGCTCCAAAGCGTATCTATGAGGCAGTCATGAACTGGCTAGTAGAAGATTTATAAGATTTCTTACTACCTTTCACTTAAAGAAATCTGAGCAACAAAAAAAGCCTAAACAGTCGGCAAACTAGCAAGGCTTTTCACTCAAACAACTAAAACCACAAATAGCAAGTATGGGATTTAGTTAGGTATTTATTTAATTATATCACAAAATAGTGATTTGTGCCCCAACGAGAGAGCGCTAACTCTTTAAACTGGTTCTTATTCATGCTTTCAATTTGGCGACTCTGAGCATGAGATAAGAGTGGCAGGAAAGATATTAAAAAGCTGATAGAACCTTTCCCAAATTTGGGAGAAAGTCATGGAGCAACTGTAGAAAATAAAATATGATCGAGGAAAAAACATGAACACATACTTTGAAGAATTTGAAAAAGGGTTACAACTTGTTGAGGAAAAACTAGATATTCTATCAGAGTGGCATATAGCTAAAAATCATGATGGAGCGACAGAGATTGCTGAAGATTGTAGATCAACTATTAGTCAGCTATGGACTCAGTTTTACAAATTATCTGAGGCGTATAAAAAACAAGAGGCAAGTCATGAGGATTTCTTTAATAGGAATGTTGAGAATTTGCTTGGAGAATTAAAAATATATGACGAAGAATGTACAGAAAGACATGGAAAAGCTCCTGACTGGTTGCTATTCAATTTCTTAGCTCAAGTAATAAAAGAAAATGATTTAAGTAATGGGATCAATCATGCAACTACATCAACCTGGATGTATTTACGTAGTTTAGTAGCTGCTGATCTACAAAAAAGGGGGCTACTAAAATGAATGAGTTAGATTTAACCAACACACAGGCGCTCATCTTTTCCGTGGTACTGATTGGCTTGCTGCTTTATTTAAACCATCGAGACCGCCAAAAAAGCACTCAAATGGAGAGAGAAAGCAGACAGGCGATAGAAACACCTAGCGAGGTTTTAAATCCTTGCTACGGGCGTTATATTCAACTAGCAGGCAAGCGGAACAATTAGAAAGGGGTGTAATATGCAACTATTATCAAGAGAGGCAGAACTTGAGCTACTGGAGAAAGTGGGCGATCACTTAGAGAAAAGGCTTGAGCTTGAAAAACAGCATAACGACGGCTGGGATTTAATTGCTAGAGCTGATCTACTAAATAAGCTAGGGATCAGCGGAACAACGTTGAATAATTGGGAAAAACACGGCTTAAAGCCTTATCAGTCGCCTTTTGAGAACAGTAAGAAGATTTATTACCGCAAGACTGATATATACAATTTTCTTGCAGTAGATTAGGGGGAATAATGACAAAGAAAAAAGAACAATGGACACCCGTCATAAAAAATTTACGCAAGGTAATTGTGGACGGTGTGGAGCAATGGGTGGAATTTGAAACAGAGGGCTATGTCATTCCTGCTGGTCACGCTTATTATGACATCATCAGGGGAATTAACACGGAGGAGCAACGGAAGAAAAATGGGAAATCGTAGAATGATAAGTAAGACAGTAACCCAAACTCAGAGATTTTTGAGACTACCGTTAGAGGCACAGGCTCTATATTTTCATTTAATTCAAAACTCAGATGATGATGGAGTAGTAGAGGCTTTCCCTGTTGTTAGAATGATAGGGGTTAGTGAAGATAGCCTAGGACTTTTGATAGTCAAGGATTTTATCAGACCTCTGAATGATGAAATGGTTTATTTTATCACTGATTTTCATGAGCAGAATAAAGTCCGTGCTGATAGAAAGGTCAATTCAGTCTATGCGGATTTACTCAGGGAAGTAGTCCCAGATATTGAACTTACTGAGCCTAGGCAGCGTGTAGATAGACCTAAAAAACCTCCTGAAAAGGTGGGACAACCAAGGGACAACCAAAGGGCAGACATGGGACAGCAGAATATAAGTCAATATAAGTCAAGTCAAGATAATCTAAGTCAATCTAGGTCAAGTCAGAAAGACGAGGACGAGCATGAAAACCCAATCTTTGAAAAATTAAAGTCAGCTTTTGGTCAAATGTCAGTCAATGGAACAATGATGGAAGAAGTGAGAGACTTGTTAGAGATCCATGGCCAAGAGTTAGTAATCTATGCTCTTGAGGTAACTTTCCTAAACGCTGGTAAGTCAATTAGATATACCAGGTCAATTCTTTCAAATTGGCAAGGGCTGGGACTTAAAACAGTAGAGCAAGTTAAGCAGCATGAAGAACAAAGGCAAAAGCTGAAACAGTCACCTAAGCAAGCAGAACCTATTAGCCGTGAGGAATGGCTAAAAACACGAACAGAGGAAAACCCATTCTAGGAGGGTGAGCAATGGAAAATAAATTTGAGCAATATAACAACAGAAAAATTAGTGAAAAGGTATGTGAGGTTCATAGGGTCAATTATTGGCAAATTTCAACACCTAAGAGGGGTAGTAAGGAACGAAGTATACAAGAGTTTTGTCCTGAATGCACAAAGGAACTAATAGAAAGGCAGGATAGGGAGGGAGTAGATAATAGCTTGAATGCTGAGACATACCTAAAAACCTATAATGTGCTTATGCGGGACAGTACGATCCCTAGGGAGTTAAAAGAGGCTAGCTTTGAGAATTTCATAGCTGAAACAGCCGAGGAAAAGCAATTACTAGAGTTTTCAAAAGGGCAAGTAGAGAAATACTTGGACGGTATGACAGGGAATACCTTGTTTACAGGCTCTACAGGGATTGGAAAGAGTCATTTAAGCGTAGCTATTGCTAAGGCTATAAACGAGGGCTACAAGGCCAAAGGAGAGCCTAAGAGCGTGCTATTTGTCAATCTAACCGAAATCCTAAGACGAGTTCGAGAGAGCTTTAACTCTACTAGCAAAGAGGGGTACTACTCAAGAATGCTGAAAGAGGTTGATTACCTGGTACTTGATGATCTAGGAATAAAGTCAGACAATGCTAGTAGTAAAGGTAAATCAGTCTGGGAAGAAGAGTTTATTTTTGATATTCTCAGTAACCGAGACAAGACTATTATTACTACAAATCTAAGCAGCTCAGAGATTGCTAGCTTATATAGTGATCGAGTGGCCAGCCGTGTTAGAACAGGCCTAGAGGGTAACTTTTTCAAGTCATTCACGATTAAGGATAAGCGATACTCAATCAGTAACTTAAAGGCTAAAGTCGCTCAACATTGAGCAGGCTTAAAAAAGTATGCACGGGGTGCAGCTGCACCCTTAAAAGGTTGCAGGCTTTGCATTCCAAAAATGGAACTCAAAAAAGCTCAAAAATGAGCTAAAGTACACTAAAAAGGGTAGTAAAAAGCGTTGAGTAGCTACTAATTTCAGCTATTTCAACGCTTTAGGACTACTGAGATTACAATAAGTTCATATATTTCAAGTAAAGGAGTAATCAAAATGACAAACTACAAAGAAAAACACCGTTTCAGTTATAAATTTGAAAATACTGAACATGCAAAGGCAAACAAAATAGCTGATGTGGCAAGTATTGCTATTCATGGTTATTTCATGGGTACTGGAGAAAGTCCAGTAACAGAAACAACTATTAGTGGAGATGGGACTATCACAGTAGATTATCAAGGTAGAACAGCAATAGGGGAAGCCCTGAAACGTATTTGTTTAGGTTTTGCTAATTACTATGAACAGGATACAGAGGGAGAGGAGGCTTAGCATGATACAAAAGACAGAACAGCTTAAAGATTTGCTTGATCGAGGCTTTGTTTTATTCTCAAAAAATGGTATAATTGAGTCAGCCAAGTTACCAGAGTTTGGTAGTCTAATCATCAAAACACAAGATGGTAAACCCATTCAAAAGGAAACAAGGCAAAAAGAAAAAATTTAGCTGCTGACTAGAAAACTAGAGGCATGATATAAGAGTTTAACTGCTCTTTGTCATGTCTCTTTTTGTTTTAGTCAGAGAAAGGAGGAACTTTGGGAACAAGGGTATCTGTCAAGATTGATTTAAAAGGTATTGAGCGTAAAGTAACACCTATGGGATTAGCGAGAGCCAAAGAGGCAGTCACTAATCAGATGGTTATGGACATGCACCGTTTTATACCTAGGCGATCTGGAGAACTTAGAGGAAACTTGACTAAGGCCAACGGGAAAATAGTTTATAATGCGCCGTATGCTAGAATGCAGTTTTACGGCAAGAAACGGAAAGGGTTCGTTTCAGATAAACAGCGTAAGTTTTTCTTTGCGAATAAAGAGGAACTACTAAAATATAAAAAAGCCCCAGGAACAGGACCGAGATGGGATAAAAAAGCTAGCGCTCTATATTCTAAGGACTGGGAACAAGTAGCTAAAAGAGCGCTAGAATTGAAATAAAGGAGAATTACCATGACACTACAACAAATAAAGGCACAAATTTACAACCTAGGCACTTATAAGCAACAAAAGATGGAGGCTTATGGAACAATGAAAAAAGAACTTTGGGAAAAAGTTCGAAATCAGGTTTTATATCAGTCTGAGGCTGAACTACGCCTGGAGAACTTTAAAAAAGAGGCCGATCAGTACTCAGATACTGAGTTTGCCAATATTCTAGCTAAGCTAGAGAACTTTGAACAGACAGAACTAGAGAAAATAAAATCAGAGTACGAAACAGTAACGGCTGATAATGTTGCTGAGTTGAATTTGTTAGGCACTATGAAAGTATCGGAACAGGAGCTACTAAGTTACTTAGAGAAATACAAGCGTAACCCGTTGGCCATTAAGAAATTACATGAAATCGGAGCAGCTAACAACATTGCTTTACCTAGCTATATCCTGAAAGAAGATAGGCTAGCTGAACTGTTAAAGGTATTCAAGCAACATGCTAAGAGCTATCATGATACTCCAATCATTGATAGTAACGGTTCAGCAAGTGATCTAGCTTTTATGTTAGTTTTAGCTAGTGATGAATTGAATACTGCTTTAGAAACATACTCTAATCATTTTGATACGGCTCTAGGGCTATCTGAGAGCTTGTAAAACTAGTCAAAAGTGTATCAGCGATAAAATACCCTGATACACTTTTTAGAACGGTTTACGGAGCGTTTAGAGCGTTCCAATGAAGTATAATTTCCGAAACGAACACGGTGAGAGGGTGCTAAATGGAGAGAGATGTTAGAGGGCGTTTTTTACCAGGTAATCAAGTTGCTAGAGGTAATCGAGGGAATAGACAACCGAAGTATGGAAACAATAATGCTATGAAACACGGTTTATATAATCGTTATACAGGACTTTTACCTGGTAGAAGTGGCAGCCTTTCAATCTATAAAAATGGAGTATATTTAGGCTCTTTACATAAGAAATACTATCACATAACAGAAAAGGGCGAGATAATGATAGACGTACAAGTAGTACAACGCCTAATAGATGTTTGTGGATTGCCAGAAAGTCTTTTCGGAGATCCTGAGTACGTTGAATACTATGAGTAATGTCCGTTTTTGGGCTTAACTAAAACAAAAAAAGCCAAGGCATTCCGCCTCAGCTATAATCTCAATAATATTATTATATCACAAAGGAGGTCAAGGCATGATACCAGATCAGGTAAAAGAAAAACTAGAGGGCGTTAAGTGGATAAGCAAGGAGATCAAAGGCTTATATTTGGAATTGGAAGCCCTAGAAGGTGGCATTATCAAAAAGCCAACACTAAGCCATAGCAGGGTGCAGACAAGCAGAGAGAACAAGACAGAGGACAATCTTATAAGTGTTCTGAAGCTAAAAGAGGATACGCTTCAGAGGATTGAGCGACTTACTGAAGAGAGAATGGAAATATCTAGGCTTATCGATAAGCTGGCAAATCCGCTTGAGCGTTCTGTTCTAAGACTTTTTTATTTGAATGATCTTGTAGCTTTGGAAGTTGCTGAGGAAATAGGAAAATCCAAGACTGCAGTATACCTTATAAGGCAAAAAGCTATAGAACACTTGGCAGGTATGGTAAATGGGGATTGATTTATACTTTTAAAAGAGTACAAGGTTAGTACAAGGTATAGCTGCTTTTAGAACTATAGAACGGTAAGGTTTTGGTAAGGTATCGAAGTTTTCCAATGGTGAGGTTTTGGTGAGGTAAGGGTTAGATAAGAGCAAAAAAATGTAAAGATTTTGTCAAGGTTGCATATTTAAAAGCACTAAGGTTTTACTAAGGTACAAGAGTTGTGGTAAAATTAAGATAGAACAATGAGTACAAAGTAAAGAACTAGAACAAAGATCATTGTTTTAGAAATGCATTTAAGAGAGAATGGATATTATGGAATTATCAGAAGCTTTTTCTCAAATTGACTCAATGGGGTTGAGTTCTCCTAAGCTCATCCCGTCTGAGATGACAGATGAAGAATTATCACATTTGAGGTTTACCACATTTTCCAAAGAAGATGAGGAGGCTATCATGACTGAACTCAAGAAAAGAGGTCTAGTGTTATGAAACACAGTCAACAAGTATTAGACATGCTACAGCAAGCGGTCAGTGGTCAGATTGATAATTTTTGGGATTTCTCCTTTAAGTTTAATGCCCTTTTTGGAGAAGATGAGAACTTTGCTGAGGCTTGGGACAATGAAAACCCTGAAATGTTTGACGCTCTCAATGATTTTGAGCTGATGATGTTTTTAGAGGAACATGATCCAAGTGACAAGCAGGGATTTATCAACTTCCTAACGCCTTACTACGAAAAGGCAAAACAATTAGTAAAAATCAGCGCTTAGTTTGTTCTAGGCGCTTTCACCTGCAAAAAACACTATGGAAAAGCACCGGATGATGCTTTTTTTGTAACATTTTGATATAATATTACTGAGGAAATGAAGTAGAAAAATATCGGACGCACACGCACCCGAAAGGGTATCTGAGAGGTGGGGAATGTCCGTCCCGCCATTTCCTATTGAGGCTGTAAGCCTCTTTTTTTAGAATTTTAGCAACTGAGAGGGGGATAAAAATGAGTAAACAACTTTGGAAGTATCTACGATCAAAAGTTGCAGTAATAACAGGAAATGGAGAGAGTTTAACAGGTCTAGTAACTGATTTTATTGACGAAATGGACAATGATGAGCAAGATGAAATCACTATCCTCATTGACAATCCTAGCCCTGATGAACCAACTGAGATTTCTCTCTTTGAGAGTGAGATCATCTCAATTAAAGCAATCTCATAGCGCTTAGTTAAATCTAGGCATTTTCGTCATATTAGTTCATAAGAAAGAGTAAAATAAAAAGCACCTTTGATAGGTGCAATTTACTTGCTTACTGAACTCATCAATTTAAGTCCCCTTTTTGTTACCCTTTATGTTTTCTCAGCTTATTTGAATTTAATAGTTTTGGAGAAAATCAAGTTAGATTTAGAGCAGGCTTAGGCCTGTTTTTCTGTACCTAATCGCTGCAAGATAACAAGATGCTTTAAGATAAGACTTTATATTGCAAGAAGCCTACAACAGTGGGCTTTTTGCTTTGTCTTAAAACGTTGATTTCTGGGTTTGTTCCGTGTTTAAGAGAGCGTTTTTACTTAACGCCGTTTACGGGATGTGGGTGTCTATTGGGCTTATATCTTTATTGTATTTGTCCCTTTGGGTGCATTAACACTGTTAATTATGCTCGCTATGCCCAGTCAACGCTTTGGAAAAAAAGTGATAAAAAATAGTGACAAAAATAAAGAGAATAAGGAAGACTCTCAGTTTGAAGACATGGTACGAAAATATTAAGATATTTTTAGTCTAGTTAAAAACGGCTGAGTCGTTTCAGGATTTGTCAATCATGATGCTGTATGGTAGGCTTTATGAAGAGGAAAGCTATTATTGTCTGTTCAATGCTTATAAGAACTTTTGGAAGGTGTATGTAAACTTTACGGGTCTTCGACTCGTTCGGACTACTGGTGGATGTATGCTACAAATCAGTTAATCTATCTTTCCGTTTCATTTTGATTATTCGCTAAGGATGACCCTATACACAAAAATACTCCTTAACCTAGTTCACTAGTGTTAGGAGTATTTTTGTATGTCGTATCTTTTATAGCTGGCTAATGATATCATCGATTGTATGGGCAATCCAGTCAGGTTGATAGCTGAGTAAATCAGCTTCTTCTCCAAATCCCCAAGTAACAGCGAACTTTTTAATGCCAGTTTCTTGGGCTCCGATCATATCAAACTTGGTGTCCCCGATAATGAGGACTTGGTCTGCGGGCAGTTGATGCATCTGTAAGGCATAACGGATGACATCCGCCTTATGCGGCGTTTCAGGACTGGAACCATAAATGCCGTCAAAGAAATGATGGATTCCCAGATTTTTAGTCATATCCTGGGCAGTCGGAGTATTCTTTGTTGTAGTGATATAGAGAGGGTAGTTTTGAGAGAGTTCTTGGAGCAGTTCTGTCATTCGAGGAAAAAGCTCTGTTTCATGAATTCCTTTTTTCTTGTAGTAAGAACGGTAGATTTGAACAGCTTCTGAGATTTGTTCCTTGGGAAGGCAGGTCGCAAAACTACTTTCAAGTGGCGGGCCCATGAAACCACGAATGGTTTTGGCATCAGGGCTTGGAACTCCTAGCTGTTCAAAGGTATAGGTAAAGGCATTGTGGATCCCGATGGAGCTGTCAACCAGGGTTCCGTCTAGATCAAAAAAGATAGCTGAGATTGATGACATAGTTACTCCTATTAGATGAGGTTATTCTCCGAAGATTTCTTTTTGTAGGCGACGACCAGTCGGAGTGGCTGCGAGTCCACCTTCAGCCGTTTCACGAAAGGCAGTTGGAAGGCTGGATCCGATTTGGTACATGGCATCGATAACTTCATCGACAGGGATCTTAGATTCGATACCTGCCAAGGCCATATCAGCCGCGATAAAGGCAAAGCTGGCTCCCATGGCATTTCGTTTGACACAAGGAACTTCAACCAAACCAGCAACAGGATCACAGATGAGACCTAGCATATTTTTAATGACAAAGGCGATGGCTTGGCTAGCCTGATAGGGCGTTCCACCTGCAGCCAAGGTCAAGGCTGCGGCACTCATGGCAGAGGCAGAGCCGACTTCAGCCTGACAGCCACCTTCGGCACCTGAGATAGAAGCGTTGTTTGCGATAACTAATCCAAAGGCACCAGCAGCAAAGAGGAAATCCAGCTGTTCTTCGTGGCTGAGATCGAGTTTTTGGATAGCTGCAGTGAGAACAGCTGGGAGACAGCCGGCACTTCCTGCGGTTGGAGTGGCGCAGACCAAGCCCATTTTAGCGTTGTGTTCATTGACCGCGATGGCATTTCGGGCCGCTGATAGGATGGTAAAGTCAGACAAGGCCTTGCCACTTTTGAGATGGCGATCTAGCTTGGCCGCATCTCCACCTGTTAGGCCACTGCGGGATTTGTTTTCACTAAGACCGAGCTCAACGGAGGCTTTCATGACTTCTAGATTGCGTTCCATGAGGAGGAGAACTTCGTCTCGGCATCGGCCGGTCAGTTCATATTCTGTCGCAATCATGAGCTCTGCGACATTTCCTTGGAAGTCTAGATCTGCCTGCTCGACCAATTCTTTGATAGAATAAAACATGTTTCCTCCTACTTAAAGAAATTGACATTATGAAGATAAGGAATTTTTCGGATTTCTTCAATCGCCTCTTCGCAACTTCGACTATCGACTTCGATAATCATAATGGCTTTTTCTCCAGCTTTTTCCCGAGTCACATTCATCTGGGCGATGTTAATATCAAAACGAGAGAGGGCTTCTGTAACATGGGCAATCATCCCCGGAATATCCTGATGCACGATGATGATGGTCGGGGTATTCATATTGAGAGAGACGGCAAAGCCATTGAGTTCCGTGACCTGGATATTTCCCCCACCAATGGAAATCCCTGTCACACTAATGG